ATTATTTTGGAGCACACGCATAGCGTGTTTTTTTGTTACTGTTCAGTGTGAATAGTAACTTTTTTTATATTTTTCTGAAAATTCACTTTTTATGTCCTTTTATGATAAGTTTTAGAATGAAAATCGACAAGAGGTTATAAAGCCTCTGCCGATTTTCTTTTTTATAGGAAACAGCAGAAAAGAAGAGCGTGCAGAGCGTAAAAACTCTGACACGCTTATTTTTTTACCATAAAAAGCGAATGAGAACGGAAAGGAGCATAGAGCATGGCGAAACGAAAGTATAAGCGTCTGCATTACGAGGACAGGCAGACCATAGAGGCTATGAGTAAGCAGGGTAGTAGCGTAAAGGATATTGCGGCAGCGTTAGGTACACACAGGGACACGATATATAGAGAGTTTAAACGCTGCGGGACTACGCAGGAAACATATACGGCAGCCAGAGGGCAGCAGACTTTATAATAAAAGAGAGGCAAAGAATGGAGAAACTTGAAAAACAAGCAATAGAGTTATTACAAATGATGTGCGGTAGCACGGGCTGTGTAATTTCGGATAGTGGTGGAAAGAACAGTAGTGTATTAAAACACATTGCGTTAAAGGCGCATGAAATATATGGACTACCGTTTAGCGTAAGACATAACCATACAACAGTAGACGCACCAGAAACCGTATATTTTGTACGGGATGAAAAAAAGAAATATGAAAATATGGGGATAAAATACGAGATCCATTACCCAGCACAAAGTATGTGGCAGCTAATAGTAGCGCATAAAACACCACCAACAAGAGTTATGCGTTATTGCTGCGCAGACTTGAAAGAAAATACAGGAATGGGCGAAAAACTGGTAACTGGGGTGCGAAAAGCAGAAAGCAGGAATAGAAAAGAAAATCAAGGAGCAGTTACATTTACTAAACCTAAAAGAGAATTGCTTAATAAAATCAAAGGAAATGAAAATTTTTACATTAACAGACAGGGCGGCGTAGTAACTCTAAATTTAGATAATTCAGAAACGAGAAGAATTGTAGAGAATTGTTACAGAACCAATAAAACACTTATAAATCCTCTGATCGAATGGAAGGATGATTTTCTTTATTGGTATATTGACAAAGAGAATATACAACTAAATCCACTATACGGGTGCGGCTGGGGGCGGGTGGGCTGTATAGGTTGTCCAATGGCTGGAAAAAACAGGTGGGCTGAGTTTGAGAGATACCCTAAATATAAAGAGGCTTATATAAGAGCTTTCGACAAAATGCTTATAGAAAGAGAAAAGAGAGGTTTAAAAACTATAGATATATGGACGACAGGAAAGAAAGTCTTTAAATGGTGGATGGAAGATGAAAATTTAGACGGACAGTTAGCTTTTGATATAGACGGGAATATTTACGAGGAATATTTATAGGCGGCAGCAGCCGCCACAAGTGCCGTTAGTTCAGTTGGTTAGAGCAGCCGCCTCATAAGCGGCAAGTCGTGGGTTCAAATCCCACACGGCACATTGCGTAGCAGGCATGGCGAGCCTGCGGCAGAGGGCAGCAGGCTAATAGCTGCAATCTGTATACCGTGAAAAAATAGCGGCGATCATACCAGCCAGAAAGTATGTGGACAGTCAACAGGTTTTCAGTTGCTTTTTAATGCGAAAAGCAGCCCGCACGGTAAAACCAAACGCCAGAACAGGAGAGCGGCACACATGGAAAGACAGAGAGCGCCGCCGAAAGGAAGAGAGGCAGAGAATGGCAGCAGAGGCATTGATAGTAGAGGACGCATACCAGAGAGGTTATGCAGATGCCATAGCAGATATGCGAAAGAAAAAAGAGCAGAGGCGGCAGCGGGAGCAGGCAAAGAAAGCCCGCCGCTGGTATTTCATTAAGCAGAAAGCCTACGGGCTTGCAATGCTGGCAGTTACCGTGCTGGCGGTATGGGCGACAGAGGGCGACATAACAATAGCGGTTATTACCGTACCGCTGGGGCTTATGTGCCTTTTCAGTAAAAAAATGCTGATAGTAGACAACTACTATTTTGCTACAGAAGAGAGGGAAATACATGGACGAAAAAACAATACAGCGTATTAAAAAGCTGCAAGCACTGGCAGAGCGGGGCGTAGGAGGCGAGAAAACGACAGCACAAAAGAAACTTGCAAAGCTGCTTAAGGATAACGGTATAAAATCCTTAGACGAACTGCAAAAGGAAGAGTATGAATATACGATATTTTCCTACAACGGAAAGCACGAAATAAAACTGCTGCGGCAGTGTATGTATAAGGTCATGGGTGCTAAATCTGACAGAACAGCATACAAGCCATACGGACGGCGGCAGAAAATCGGCATATATTGCACGAAAGCGCAGAAAATCGAAATAGAGTTAGAGTTTGAATTTTACAGAAATGTATTTTATGAGGAATTAAGTACATTTATGGACGCTTTCATACAGGCACAGAAGATTTTCCCAGAAGATGCACCAGTAGGAGACTACGACGAATTTAACGAAAGAGATATGAAAATAGCGTTTATGGCTACGGGGATAGAACGGCGTAGAAGGGTTGCAATGATAGAGGAAAGCGAGGCGGGAAATGAGAAAACGAAAACGACAGACAGTTAAGAAACTGATACAGTACGTAGCCATTATAGCGGCAGGCGTGCTGGCAATCATTTTGTTTATGCTGGCTATCTGGTACAGAGGAAAGAACAGCGAACCAGTGACAGACGAACAGGTAGCAGCGCAGATGCAGCAGGCAGAGCCACTGGTTATTGAAACGCCAGAGGCAGCAACAGAGGGCAGTATAAGAGTATACGACTATGACGGCTGCTGTATTTATTCCTACTACGGCAAAATTCGGATAAACAGCGACGGTAAGGACGGCAAGGAAATTGACGTAGAGGCATTAGGCTATTTAGAGGGATACCAAGAGCATAAGGACGAAAGCGAGGCGGGAGAATGAGCCACAGATATTATAGCCCTTTACGCCCGTTATCACTGGGAACATTTCCAAAGCCACAGGGAAACGAGATTTTACATATAGAAAATTTTGAAGAACGGCAGAACGTACCAGAGATAGCACGGCAGGCGTGGGGGTACATTGAGTACAAAGAGGCGCTTACAGAAATAGAGGCGGCAGCGTATGAGCTGATACCGCCGAACTGCGTTCCTGAAATGGAAAATTTAGAGGCAAGGAGATAGAGGCAATGAGTGAGGTATACATACGCAGCCAGAATAAAGAAAAGCTGTATAGACTGGGCGGTAATTACGCCTGCGTAGAGTACGGAGAGTATGAGGACGTAAAGAAAAAGAGAGGCGGCGCAGAGGCAGACAAAAAGCGCCACGTAATTTGCATAAGTGACGGGTGTTTAGAGGAAATCGGAGAGTATGCCACAAAAGAGCGTTGCTTGGAGGTGCTGGACGAGATACAGAAAGCGTGCGTAAGCTATCTGCTTACGGCTGGCGGTGCAGCTGTAATAAGGGGCGGCATGGACGTACAGCCGTTTGCAGCAGTAATACCGAGGCTGTACGAAATGCCAGAGAAGTAGGAGAGGCAGACAGTGACAGTAAAGGAATTTATAGGCACGCTGGAGAGTTCAGACCGCCTGCGCATTATCGAGGGCAAAGCAGAGGTTTACGTAGGGTATCTGGCAGCGTTCAAACCGTTTGCAGACCATGAGATAAGCGAGGAATACCGAAAATACAGCGGGCATGAGGTAAAGAAGTTTAGAGCAGTGCCGGAGATAACGCACAGACGCTGGAAAGAACTGGGGCTTATGAAACCATTAGAGCCAGACCAGACAGCACAGTATAAGTTTAGTGATTTGCAGATGTCGCTTTACTACACCATTTACATATAAGAAAGGAAAGGGAAGGAAGTATGACAAAGAAAAAGCCGGATTTTTTACGGGATTTAGATACTGCAATCATGGACGAGCTTACAGGTGGCGGTATCAAGGGAAATGCAGCGGGACTGGTAGGAACGCTTACACAGATTAAGGAAATTAAGCAGCTATGCGGGCTGCCGTTTTGCGGTTATATGGCAAAGTTGGAAACGGTAAGACCAAGCGGCGTGCCGGACGAGGTAACGGTAGTATTTGCAGAGGACGTACCATACAGGGCTTGCAACGGCATAGAATTTGACGTTATGCAGGAATTTGTAGAGGGCAGCAGGCTTTTACTGACAGGTAAGGTGCAGACGCTTAAGGACTTCCAGAGCGGTAGACTGCTGGTATATATTCTGGCAGATTTTGTGGCGGTATCGGAAAAGGCAGTAGAGCAGGACGAGGCAGCAGTAAGAGGCGTTATAGCGAATAAGCCAACATACAGAGAAACACCGAGAGGCAAGCGCATTACTGATATTACGGTAAAGGTAAGAAATGAGCTTACAGGCGGCAGCTGCTTTTTACCGTGCATCTGCTGGCAGGAACAGGCAGACGAGGCGGCGCAGTGGCAGCAGGGCGACACTGTAGAGCTGCTGGGACGGTATCAGAGCCGCCAGTATGAAAAGGTGCTTGATGCAGCCACAGGAGAAAGAGAACAGCGCACAGCTTATGAGGTATCGGTACGGCTGATTAGAAGAAAGGAAGAGGCAGAAAATGAGTGTTGAACATATCGGCAATGGCTATGTAAAAATCTGCGTGAGTGAGGAAGAGTTAGAGAACAGCATAGCTGGGCTTAGCCAGTTAAAACCTATTTTGCAAACGCAAGTAATGAAAGGGAACGGAAGAAACACAAAGCAGGGGCTTGTTGACGCAGCAGAGCTGGGAAAACATTTTGATACAGAGATAGATGCAATGACTATGCTTTTGGCTGGGTTTAAGGAAGAAAGCGAGGCACAGAATGAAGAGTAAAACAATTTTAGGAGCAGACGGCGCAACAAAAATGCGGCAGATTACAGTAGGGATACACGGAAAGGGCGGCGAGGCAGGCATAAAGGCAATACAGCAGCTTGCAGGCATGGTGGACAGCTTAAAGCAGTGCCAGACACCACAGGAAGTATACGACAGATATTTACAGATTACGGGGTACTGTAAATGCTGCGTTGATTGTAATTTTATAGACCAAAAGGGAGCAGACGAGCTGATGTGCTTAGCAGCATATCTGGCAGGAAATGAACAGGCACGGGCAGAGGCACAACAGAAAGCGGGTAAAAAGGCATGAGAAAGGTTTATATATGCAGCCCATACAGGGCGAAAGACGGCGCAGAGCTGGACAGAAACATAGATTATGCACAGCAGCTGACACGGCAGGCATTAGAGGCAGGCTTAGCACCCATTACGCCGCATTTATATATGACGCAGTGCATGGACGATAAAAAGCCGGAAGAGCGGGCAAGGGGCATGGCTGCTGGGCTTGCGCTGCTGAAAGGCTGCGATTTTGTTATTGCGGGCGTGAAATACGGCATAACAGAGGGAATGGACAGAGAAATACATACAGCAAATACGCTGGGAATTGCGGTTATAGATGCGAGCCAGATCAAAGCATATATGCGATATGAGGAAAAGCGGCAGGAGCGGGCAGCGAGCGACTACGCAAAGCTGCATGAGTGCAAGCATTGTTACGAGCGTAGATTATGTAGCCTTATGGGGTATGAGAACTGCTGTACCGCCAACACTTGCACAGCTGCATATAGACGGGCTTATGAGTATGCCTTAAGCCGCATAAGAGAGCGGCAGGAAACATGAAAAAATAAAAGCGCCTACGGTGGGGAAACACCATAGGCGCTAAGCTATACAGCTTTG